GACAAGGTTGTTGGGTGGGTTGAGTGCATTACTTTCCAAGCCAGGGCAACGAAAACAAACGCAAATAGTCTGCGAAGCAGTCACTATCAAGAACCAAATTTTGGAGCGTAAGCTCCAAAATTTTCAAAAAAATAGCCTTGCAATTGGGAGGAATTACAAGGCTATATTATTTATTTAGATTTTGGTTTTAGTCTGTTATCATTATAAATTTTGATAAACTCTTGATATTCTTTTTCATCAAAACCAGTTCCAAAAATAGGAATTAGAACTTCATCATCAAAGAAATTCATAATACCATTGTATAGATCTAACTTCATTTGATATCTATTTAAAGCTTTAGATCCTCCAGAATCTTTATTGTCTAGGTCATAGTAGTCTCGTTCATCTATGTCTAGCAATTGCATTAGTTCCGAATTGCCTTCAGCTTTTTTAAATAGTTCAGCTTTCTTCATTATCTTTTGTACTCTCTCCTCAATAGTTGCTACGTTGAAATGGTAAAACATAAATACCATTTTTTTACATTGCTGAAGAATCAAACCTGTTTCTTTTCTCATAGTCTTAGGGTCGTACTGGTCTAATTCTTTCAACTTCTCAATAGCACTAATAGTACCATAATATCCAAGATGTTTAGTTGATTTTACATTTTCGATTTTTGATTTTGACATAATAATTTTCCTTTCATTGTTATATTATATTATTGTCTTGGTGTAACCTTTGGGTCACACTTACCCAAAGGATACCCAGAAAACACATATTTATATAAAGGCGTAAGCCCTTGTCTGGCAAATCAAAGACGAAGGGGGTGACCATTCAGGTTTTGTATCGCAACAGCCGAGCCCATACGTAGGATGATAAAGAAGGATAGGAGAACTAGATAGGGCGAGACCTGTTCGTAATCAAAAGCTAGGATGGGGGAATCTGTGTGTCTTTCCTCAACTCGTTGAGGTCGATTTGCCAGATTTATATAAATATGTTCAGACAATATCCCTATGCCTATATTCTTCGAAGCACTTGTCTGTCTTGTGCTTTAAGACAGCTTGAGCAGAGCGGAAATAATAGACGTGAGAACCTGGCTCTGCCAGTTTCGAGATCGGCTTCTGAAGAAGCATAAGAGATAGGGAATGATGAAGAAAGTGTAGAATAAATATCGAATCAGCGACTACGGATTGAAGCCTTTTGGTCAAGACCGAAGGGCTTGATTCACGAAAGCCCAGTCGCAACACCATATAAACTAGGGTGTCAAATTATTGGCTTGACACAAGATATAGAACTCCTACTATAGAACATAATGAAGATAGACAAAACAACAGAACTGACAACAAGACAACAGGCATTTATTGATAACCTGTTATCAAATGGTGGTTCTGCTACACAATGTGCAATCAAAGCTGGATATAGTAAGAAATCAGCAAAGGTTGAAGCAAGCAGATTACTCAAGCACGATAAGGTTTTGAAGGCACTACAGAACCAAGCAATCAAGACACTTGGATACAGAACAATACAAGCACTAGATACTGTATCTAATCTCTCATCAAATGCTAACAGTGAGTACGTAAGATTAGAAGCAAGTAAAGACATTCTGGACAGAGCTGGGATAAGGACAGAGGATAACTCCTCGCAATCACTTGGTTCAGCGATACAAGTAAACATAGATCTGGGCTAATCATAGTAGCATACTATGGTGTAGTTATAAGAGAAGTTACTCCCCCCCTTCGAAAAATGCGATATAAGGGAGAGCAACAGGACTAGCTCTCGTATTTTTCCTTTACAAAAGCTCCCCAATGTTTTATGTATGATCTATAACAAGGAGTCAGTTATGAAAACTATGAAGAAAAAGAACGGATCTAATGGAGCATTGAAAGGTAAGCAAAAGAACTTGCCTGCCTTCTTAAAGAATAAAATCATCAAAGCTAAAAAAAAGAAAGGGAAATAACTATGCCAGGAACTATGAAATCTTACGGAACAAAAAAACCTAAAAAGAAAACAATGAAGAAGTCTGCCAACATAGTTGGTAAGAAGATCAAGAAGAACAAGAAACGTACTACTGGATCTATGTATGGCTAAGCTGTGTGCAAAAGGTAAAGCCGCCGCTAAAAGAAAATTTAAAGTTTACCCAAGTGCTTATGCTAATATGTATGCTTCTGGTGTTTGTTCTGGTAGAATCAAACCAAAGTCTGCTAAGAAAAAAACTACACGTAAAAGGAAACGTGTATGAGTTTACGTAAATGGGTTGGTGAGAAGTGGGTTGATATTGGTGCCCCAAAGAAGAATGGTAAGTATCAACCTTGTGGTAGAAGTAAAGGATCTAAACGTAAATATCCAAAGTGTGTACCAATAGCCAAAGCAAGAAAGATGACAGCATCACAAATACGTTCAGCAGTAAAAAGAAAGAGAGCAGTTAAACAAGGTGTTGGTGGTAAGCCAACTAATGTTGCAACATTCAAAAAAAGGAAAGGAAAGAAACGTGGGTAAAGGAATGAAACATTATTTTAGAGATGGTAAACTGCATAAAGGTGCTACTCATAAAATGCCAAATGGTAAATTACATTCTGGTAAGACACACACTAAAACAAGTAAACCATTATTTCATATGAAAGAATTATCTAAGACTGCACAAAAGAAAGCGAAAGCAAATGCCTAAATCACCAGCTTGGCAACGTAAAGAAGGAAAGAATCCTAGTGGTGGATTAAATGCAAAGGGTCGTGCTAGTTACAACAAAGGTCGTACCAAGACAGGTAAAAAAAGAAATCTCAAAGCACCATCAAAAAAAGTTGGCAATAAAAGACGTGCCAGTTTTTGTGCTAGGATGAAAGGTATGAAGAAGAAACTAACTGGTGCGAAGAAGCGTAATGATCCTAATTCAAGAATCAATAAAGCATTACGTGCTTGGAATTGCTAATGTATGTAATCAATTATAAAATGTATTTTCATAAGAAACCAGCAAAGTCAGATGTAAAAGATAAATTGTTTAACTTGTTGCGTGATGATTTTACTTTGCGTACTGCTGAAGAAGAAGATGATTATGTTAAAAGAAAAGATATACAGGAGAAAAAATGTTTATAAGAGAACTATCATTTACAGATCTAAACAGGTTACGTAAGATTGTACGTAATACACATTTAAAATTTTATCCTAATGGCTACCTTAGTAATATAGAGGTAGATAAATTTATAAATTCACTCGGTCCAGAAGTAGCTGGTAAAATGATTAAGTTTGCAGTAGACAACAGACAAGTTGACTAATGCAATTTTCCTATAAACCAGACGGACAAATACTAAAAAATTTTATGAAAGATAATAGTTTCTTTCGTGGTATACGTGGACCAGTTGGTTCTGGTAAATCTGTTGCTTGTTGTATAGAAATATTTAGACGAGCATTAGCACAAAAAAAATCTCCAGATGGTATACGAAGAAGTCGTGTTGCTGTTGTGCGTAATACCAATCCTCAATTAAGAACAACCACAATGAAAACGTGGCTTGATTGGTTTCCAGAAAAAGAGTTTGGTAAAATGAATTGGTCACCACCATACACACACAGAATTAAAGTAGGTGATATAGATCTTGAAGTTATCTTTCTAGCTTTGGATAGACCAGAAGATGTGAAAAAATTACTTTCCCTGGAATTAACTTTTTTATTCTTTAATGAAAGTAGAGAGATAGCAAAACCAATTATAGATGCTGGCACAATGCGTGTAGGCAGATACCCTTCTATGAAAGATGGTGGACCGAGTTGGTATGGAGTCATAGCAGATACCAATGCACCAGATGAAGATCATTGGTGGTCTGTAATGAGTGGAGATGCACCACCACCAGAACACTTATCAAGAGAAGAAGTAATGATGTTAGTAAAACCTGATAACTGGAAATTTTTTACACAACCATCAGGTATGGTAGAAAAAGCAAATAACCAAGGTGAAGTAGAAGCATATGAGTTAAATCCAGAAGCAGAAAACAAAATGAATCTTATGTCAGACTATTATACTTCTATCATTAGAGGTAAAACTAAATCGTGGATTGATGTTTATGTAATGAATAGATTAGGATCTATTGAAGATGGTAAACCAGTTTATAAACAATTTTCAGCAGAAATACACGTAGCTAAAGAACCAATTATACCAGCAGAAGTTCCATACTATGTAGGTATAGACTTTGGTCTTACACCAGCGTGTGTGTTTGCACAACAAGTCCGAGGAAGATGGATAATCTTACACGAAATCGTAGCAAAGGATATGGGGATGGTACGTTTTGGAGAACTGCTTAGACAAGAAATGCAGTCCAAGTTTAGACAAATCCCAGTAGCACGAATATTTGGAGACCCAGCTGGGGATTATAGAGCACAGACTGATGAGTCAACCCCATTCCAAATACTACGTGGTGCTGGTATTCGTGCCATTCCAGCACCATCCAATGATGTGTCTTTACGTATAGAATCTGTTTCAGCACCATTGACTAGACTATTAGAAGGTAAGTCAGGATTGCTAATAGATAAAAGCTGTAAACATCTAATCAAAGGTTTTGAGGGTGGGTATCAGTATAAACGTATGCAAGTATCTGGTGAAAGATATACCGATAAGCCAGATAAAAATCATTATTCTCACGTGCATGATGCGTTACAATATCTGATGTTGGGTGCTGGTGAAGGACAAAACATAACCAAGTCCATAAACCCAGCAAAAGTGGTGCAAGCAAAAACTGATTTTGATGTCTTTACAAAACAACCAAAAAAGACTATAAGGAAGAAATGGAATATCTTTGATATTCGTTCAAGATTATAGAAAGGAAAAATATGTGTTTAGGT